CATTGTCACCATCACCAACAGGCTCAGATTCTGAGCCTGCCAGACCGAGGTTAACCGTGATGCTGGGCGGCTTGCGATTGTCGGGCGCGTACTTCTCAGCCGACCGCACTGCGCGCTCGATCTCGTCGTAGCGCGACTGCCAGCGACGCACCTCCTCTTCTGGCCCAGCAGGGCGCACCTGCCGCATAAGGTCGCGCAGGAACTCGACAGCGGCACCAGCAAACATTCCGTTGCTGACCAGCGATGCGGCAGGGCGCGTGATTGAGTCGTGATACACGCGCTCGCCAACAGGCGCTGTGAGGCCCGCGATCATCTCGCCCGCGTTCACGCCAGCACCATTGCCGCCAGTGCCACCAGAGGGCGCAGGAAGGGCCGCAGACGCTCTCAGCGCATCGAGTTTGATGCCGACTGCCTCGCAGGCGTCGTCAAGGCTCCAGCGCGTGCTGGGCGACCACTGCTCAAGGCGCACCGCCCACTCTCCGGCGGGGCGCGGCTTCGTGTTAACGCCCACCGGCAGGCGAACGTAGCGCACCGCCCCGTTCCCTGACCCGTCATTAGTCCTGCCGCGAACGGATAGCGCGGCCATTACGCGGTCAATCAGGCTCTTATTTCTCGTATCAACGTCGTCCGGGTCGAGGAAGATGCCGACCTGAAATTTTCCGGGGCTAGTCTGAATGGCATACGAAAAACCCGCAACGTCACCCGGCTGGACATCATCGACCACCAGCACCGCCAGCCGGTCAAACGAATCCTTGCGCCTGACGATCTCACCGTCAGAAGTCGCACGCAGCACAGCAGTGCAAAAGTAGTTGTTTTCGCTCGTAGCGCGGTCGATCAGCGCCGCCTGAGCAGGCAGTCCCTTGTACAGACGCCCTGCCCAAACTGATGGGGGCGGGTCAGATGGATCAGCGCGAAATGAGCAAACCCAGCCGTGCCGCCCGGCTTCCAGCGGCCCGTACACCTCGGCCAGAAAATCGGAGTTCGTCATCGCAGAAACCGCCGCATTCACGGCTTGATTCCAGACAGGTCACTGAGCGTGATCTCCACGCCCGACTGGCGACCCAGCGCCATGATGGATTTCCAATAACGCACTGGGATTTGCCCATCAGTGCCCGTGGGATGAGGCTGGCACCAGCGCGAGATGGTCGAGCGGTCAATGTGGAGTTGTTCTGCGACGAACGTGCGGCCACCCAAGGCTTCAATAAGGGTGTGGGCCGGGTCGAGCATGTGGATTGTTGCAGCAGGCATGATTTTGATCACTTGTTGAGGTTGACGCATCAACCAACCTATCCTATTGTCGCGCCCTCTGCAACTGTGTCGTGTCAGGAAACAATGAACACCGAGTGGTTCAGGCACCTTCTGATCAGGCCACTGTGAACAGTTTGTGAATTGTGGAATGTTGCGCCATTCTCATGTTGCGCCGTTCTCATCGATGTGATGCAATCTCTTCCCGGCAGCACTGAACCCAAACGGAGAACCCGAACCATGACCTACGCCCAACTGATCAAGGAGGCCGCGTGCCTCCTGACCCTCGCCACCTTCTGCATCGTTGCTGTGTGCAGCATGCTTGGTTCGCTCCTGTGAAGGCTGGCGATCAAGTCCAGCATCCAGACTATGAGCCTGCGGGCGTCGTGGTCGAGATCGACGGCCCCATCGCCGTCGTCCGGTTTGCTGGCCCTGACGGCTGGCCTTTCCCCAAGGCAGTACGCATCCCGGTCAGGAGGCTCAAGCGTTACACGCCCCCTGAGCCGCCCTTCATCCCCGCGCCATTCTGAGGTCAGCATGAGCAACGCAGTCACGCGGTCTATCCTCGACCCGCGATTCAAGTACACGCCTTCACACAAGACCGACATCCGGCGCACGTTCCGCAAGGCGCGTCTGCTGGCCCGGATTCAAGCCCGCAGCAATGCGATTTCCACACCACGACAGGACAACGACAATGGCATTTGATCTCTCATCCATCCGACGCACCAAGCGCCTGCGGGCGCCCAAAATCGTCATCGCTGGCCCCGGCAAGATTGGTAAGACAACCTTCGCCAGCCTCGCGCCAAACAGCATTGGCATCTTGACTGAGGATGGCGCGGACGCCGTCGATGCGGCAGCGTTCCCGTTGGCGACATCGCTTGATGATGTGTATGCGGCCATCGGCACCCTGCTGAACGAAGAGCATGACTACCAGTCTGTTTTCATCGACTCACTCGACTGGCTTGAGCCGCTGGTGCATCAGCATGTATGCGCGGCAAACAAGTGGGCCAGCATCGAGGCGGCAGGATACGGCAAAGGCTACATCGCCGCCGCTGAAGAGTGGCGCAACCTGCTCAACGGCCTTGAGGCTCTGCGTGCAAAACGGAACATGGCAGTCATCCTGATCGCGCACGACAAGATCAAGCGGTTTGAATCGCCCCTGCATGACGGTTATGACCAGTACGTCCTGAAACTGCATGACCGCGCTGCGGCGCTGGTGATGGAGTGGGCCGACATCATCGGCTGGGCAAACTACAAGATCACCACAGTCGAGAGCGATGCCGGGTACGGCGCGAAAGAGACGAAGGCCCGCACCACTGGGCAACGCATTCTGCATGTCGAGCCGCACCCCGCGCACATGGGCGGGAATCGGTTTGGCCTGAAGAACATGGCTCTCGACTGGGAGTCATTCGCAGCGGCGCTCGCCGCATCACAATCCTGAACTTGGAATCATCATGGCTCAACTGAACTTCAAAGCATCCGCAATCGAAATCACCGAGCGCCCGTCTGGCGCATACGGCCCGCTGCCTGCGGGCGAGTACGAAATGATCATCACTCGGTCGGCCACCAAGCCCACCAAGGCGGGCACCGGGCACTTCCTTGAGTTGGAGATGCAGGTTGTCAGCGGCGCCGCGTCTGGCCGCAGGCACTGGGAGCGTCTGAACCTCGACAACCCGTCGCAGCAGACCGTCAAGATCGCGCAGGAGCAACTCGCACGCCTGTGCGTGGCGCTCGGTCTTGATGAAGTCGAGGATTCCGACGAACTGCATGACATCCCGTTTGTCGCAGAGATTGGCATCGACAAGAAGGACGACACGCGCAACGTCATCTGGGGCTATGCGCCCGCGATGAAGGCCGCGCCTAAGCCTGCCGTCAAACCCGCCGCCCCGGCTGCAACCAAGCGTCCTTGGGGCTGATCATGGCCGCAATCCCTGAGTCTCAGCACAGCACTGCGGCGCAGATCGTCAAGTGGTATGACGCGAAGCCGCAGGAGCATCGGCCACACATGGGTGCCAGCATCATCGGCCACAAGTGCGACCGATACATCTGGCTCACTTGGCGGTGGGCGCTCAAGCCCAACTTCCCCGGTCGCCTGCTGCGGATGTTCGACACCGGGTCGCGGGAAGAGTCGCGCCTTGTCGCTGAGATTCGGGCGATTGGCGCGACCGTCTGGGAGACTGATCCCGAGACGGGCATGCAGTGGCGCATCAAGGCGTTCAATGGGCACTTTGCAGGCTCGCTCGACGGCGTTGCAAAGGGTCTGCCTGAAGGCCCGAAGTCGGCTGCGGTGCTGGAGTTCAAGACGCACAACAACAAGTCATTCAATGACCTTGTGAAAAAGCGCGTCAAAGATTCAAAGCCGCAGCACTTCTCCCAGATGCAAATCTACATGGGCCTGATGGAAATCGACCGCGCCCTGTACGCCGCGGTCAACAAAGACACCGATGACCTGTATTGCGAGTGGGTTCACTTCGATGCGGATGAGTTTGCGAGGCTCATGGCTCGCGCTGAGAGACTCATTGAGGCAACCACACCACCGTGGCGAATCAGCACCGACAAGGATCATTTTGAGTGCAAGTATTGTCCCTTCTGGAATCACTGTCACGGCGGGCAGGCGGCAGAGGCGAACTGCCGCACCTGCTGCCATGCATCGCCCGTGCATGACGCTCAGTGGCGCTGCGCGGTCAAGAGTTCGCTGCTGGCCGAGCATGAGCAACGCGCCGGGTGCAGCGACCACTTGATGATTCCTGACTTGGTTCCATACGCAGACCCGCAAGACGGCGGCGAGAACTGGGTCGCGTACAGGCATCGGGAGTCTGGCGAGCATTTTGTGAATGGCCCCGAGTCAATCCGCGAGTACGGGCCTCACTTCACATCACGCGAGTTGCACGACACCAATGGCTCGCTCATTCCTCAAGTCATCAAGACTAAGAATGAGTTTTCCATCAGTGTCGTCAGCGGCGGCGAGACGTTTAGCACGGGCGATTTTCTTGACTCAATCAGCACGCACCCGGATGACCTTCAGGTGCGCGAATCGACACCCGCCGAACGCAAGCATCGTGCTGCTGCAAAGAAGGCGATGAAGAACTTGGAGGTATTGAAGAAATGAATCTTGAATGGTTTGTTTACTTGCTGCTGGCCTACTTGTTTGGGTTCCTCATGGGTGCATGCATCACTGCCGTGATGCGAGGCAACGATGAGCGCCCTTGAGCGGGCCGCGAGGCAGGTTGTTGATGCGTGGCTGGGCGAGATGACCGGCGGCATTGACATGAAAGAACTTGACGAAGCAATCGAACAACTGAAGAAAACGCTTGATGGAACCAACAACAAATTGGGCAGCAACGATCTACAAACGCTGCGCGAAGAAATGCGATGACTGCCGCCAGTGCCGAGAGTTTGAACAGATCATCAGCCAGATCAACCTCAAAGAACGAAGCCAACTTGACCGGCAACGGAACATTGACAAAGAGAGAAGCCGAGATGCTTGACCATTCTGAAATCCTGATTCGCGTTGCTCAGGTGCAGCGATCCATCACAGACCGTATCAACGCCCGCGACATCGAAGGTGCGCGTGCGCTGGCCGCCGAACTGCTCTGGCAGGCCCGTCAACTTCAGATGGTGCTGCGCGATGACAAATGAACTGATCATCTGGAACAAGGCGCATGTGCGCCACCCGGCCTACGGCGAGCGGGTGCTGGTTATTCTGTCGGACGGCTCGATGGAGTTCGCCAGCATGGAGCAGGAGGCCAGCAGGGATGAGCCTCCGGAGGACATCTGGTTCGATGACTTGGGCCAGCGGCTGCATCCAAAGTGGTGGGCGAGTGTGGAGGGGCCGGTATGACCCCGCTGATCCAGAAAGCCGTCCGCATGGCTCCCGAGCCTGAGACTGCAATGTGGTTCGATGTCGGCCAGATGGAACGCTGGCAGGGTGGCACGGTTGCTAATGACATCGTGCTGAACCTGCCATTCCCGCGCACCGGCATCGTCGGCCTCGACCAAGATGGGAAGGACTTCGCCTTGTGGCTGACGCAGGGCGCGGACTCGGTTGCGGTCGGTGGCGCATCAATGTGGCATGGCAAATACATGGAGCCGTTCGCTTACCTGCTGACCGATGAGGGCATCCGCTACTACCGGAAGGATCACGCCATCACGCAGGAAGATGTGCGGCCAGTATTCCGCATGGTCTGCGCCGTGCTGCTCAAACTAGCCGAGCGGTCGCAGACAGCCTTCAAGCCTATCCCGACCGATTCATTCATCAACCGCAAGCGAGCCTCAAAGGGCAAAAGCCCGATCGCCTTCGACTGGCGCACGGTCGAGATCGGCCCCAAGCAGGTCAAGAATGAGCCGCAAGGTGGCACCCATGCCAGCCCACGGCTGCATGACCGGCGCGGCCACTGGCGTACCTGCAAGGGCGGCAGGAAGGTGTGGGTGAAAGCCTGCAAGGTTGGCGACGCATCGAAAGGCGTCGTTTTCAAGGACTATCGACTGACGGAGGAATTGCAGTGAACAGAGACGACATCATCCGCATGGCGCGTGAGACTGGGTACGGACTGCGTTTGTCCGATATGCACGCCCCCGCACTTGAACGCTTCGCCGCCCTTGTCGCCGCTGCCGAGCGCGATCACCTTGTAGCCGAGCGCAACGTCCTTATCGCTGCACTGGAACAAATCGAGATCACCACCTACGACTCCATGACGGCTGCGCTGGCCCGAGTGGCGATTGATAAGGTTGGAGGAGCAAGACTTGCTTAAAGACACCGTGCAAGTAAATCGTGATGTACTTATTCAGTTGCTGGAGGCGTTGGAGGCCGTATATGGCGACTCTTGTGACGCGATCCACGCCCTCCGCGCCGCACTGGCAGACCAACCCCAGACCACACACTGGCAAGGCTGCGAGGAGGTGCATCCTGAGTGCGCCGCTCGTGCAAGGGTGGTGGAATATCCGGTGCAGGAGCCAGTGGCGTGGACAGTGGTTGGTGACGGAAAGTTTGGAGAGTACAAACTTGGCAAGAACTTTGAAACCAGCGATCCACCGAACTTTAAGTACTGGAAAAACAGAGGGTATGAACTT